GAGCGAGCGTAAACGCCAGCCGTAACTCAGATGTGTAATAATGCCATATTATAGCGCACCATTTACGTTCAACTTTCAAACTACCTTAGTAGAGATTGACTCTGGGGTAGTCGATATTGATTGTAACGTACTTTATGACGCTATAAAGCTGGCTCAATGGTCGGAGGAGGGAATAATTTATGACAGAATCGGAAAAGGAAGCGGTCTCAACGACCTTGGCCCAGGTGTCCAAGTCGGTATCACCGTCGAATTATTGGGGTCTTGGCAACTTAAATTTCCAGCAGGTAACTACGTCGCCAGAGTCGCCGGAGGTAACCTCATCGGAGGCCCAAGCGGAGACCCCATCGCCTACTCAGCCGGAGTCCAAGCTCTCCTAATTCAATCCGCCAATGCTACAGTAGTTACCGCATCTGGCAGTATTCCTACGGCAAATGAGATTGCAGATACCGTTTTAAGGCGTAGCACTGCTAACGTAGAAGCCTCTGGTACTGGCGATGCATTATCTCTACGAAGTTTGTATGGCATGGTAGCCCAAGGCGTACATAATACACAGGTTAGTGCCAATAGTTTGACAGTAACCAAATCTGATGACACTACCGTATTAGGTACTAGAACGGTTACTACTAATTCAGAAGCTCAACCCATAATAGGAATAAACAGTGACTAACGCAGGGTTTCAAAACTACCTACACGCCATTTATGGGCTGCCAGGTGGATGGGTCTACCCCGTTGCTGACACCTCTGATATTCTTTCTAAAAGAAAGCGTAAAAAGAAAAAAACAGAAGAAGAATTACTAGAAGAGTATTTAGCAGCTCAAATACTATTAGGACGACAGCAGGAAGCGCTACAAGCAAAACAAGCGGCAGAAGATGCAATTAGACAACAAGAAGTAGCAGGTCAAGAACGATTTAGACGCATCAGATTATTGATGATGGTGCTAATGCTTGAGGATGATTAATGTCAAAATATAAATTATATCAATACTGCCATAAGCAAAAAAAAGTAGTTCCAATAGAAGAAGTTAGGCGAGAAAAGTATGCCAGAGACTTGTTTATTCAAGATGAAATGGAGCCTACTCGCAATCCATTAAATCCTAAAGAAATCTATACCAGTAAATCAAAACTCAGGGCGGCGTATCGCGCTGCTGGAGCTATTGAGGTTGGTGATGCTTACGACAAAGGATACATCCCTGATCGTGAATCAGGCGCATCCGAACGTAGGCTAATCAGCGAAATGCGAGGCAAACTAATTGATAGGTATAGAAATGGAAGATAATCAAACCGTAGACACATCCGATACTGAAGTTACTGTAGAACGCGAAACTGCTCCCCTTTCCATTAGAGAAAGTTTAAAACATCAGTTGAAAGAGGTTAAGCAAGAGGATAAAACTCAAGAACCCGCTCAAGACACAGCAGAAGAGCCCGATAGTACCGCCGTAGAATCTGAGCCAGTTGTTGAACAGCAAAAGCCACTTCTCGCGCCTCCTGCGGATATGAATGCCGCAGAAAAAGAGGCTTTTCTTAATCCTACTTCTGCCAATGCTCATATCTTGCAATCCTATTTAAACCGTAGGGCTTATGAGACTCGTTCCGATTATAGCCGCAAAATGCAGGAGGTTGAACAGCTAAAAAAACAGACCGCTGGACTATACGAGACAATTAAGCAGTACGAGGATGAGTATGCTAAAGATGGCATTTCTATAGCTGATGTTACCAGGCGAGCAGTAGCTTGGGACAAAGCTATGCAACAAGACCCAGTAGCTACAGCCCTAGACTGGCTTGATTCCTATGGGGTACGGCCAGAGGATTTATACAATTACCAACCTCAACAGCAGCAAGCGCCTCAATACCTAACCAGAGAAGAGGCAGAGCGGATAGCAGAAGAGCGCTACCAGTCCATCCAATCAGAGCAACAAAAAAAGGCTATTGAATACTACAATCAACAGGTTGTATCATCGTTTATGAATAACAAGCCGTTATTCAGGGATCCAGAAACAGCAGCGCAGTTAGAAGCTGAAATGGCTCCAGTTGTTCAAGCTCTTAATGCTACAGGGCGGTATTCCTCCCCTGAGCAGGTACTAGAGACCGCATACAACTATGTAGTTAACGGCAATCCGACTTTTTCCGGCCTCGCTCAAAAGATGGTCGCAAAGCCGGTAATCGAGCAGCAGCAAGCCGCAGTTCAAAAAGCAAAGCAAGCTGCAAAGTCAATATCTGGCTCCGCAGGTAGCGGGTCTCCCAGGATAGTCACAAAAACTTTACGGGATAACTTGCAGCGTCGCATGGGCGGCGAATAGGCTCTAAAAGCCATAGCGGTTATCCCAAACGTATAAAGGATAACTAAAATGGCAAATTTAGAGGAAGCAATCGTAGCGACCTTGTTTGACCAGTCGGATGCTATTGCGGATGAGGTATTGCACCACAACCCGCTTTTGGCTTCGCTGGATGAGCAGGGTCTTATTCGTAAATTCTCCGGTGGATATGAGCTTCGTAAGCCTATCATGTACAATGATGCGGCTGTAGGAGGTTTCTACGCTGGATTTGATGCGTTTGACCTTTCATCAATCGATGATGCAACGGCATTCCGTTTCGCTATCAAGCAGGTTTATGAGCCTGTAGCAATTAGCGGTCGTGATCGTCGTGCTAACAGGGACGAGGCTATGCTTCTCGACCTTGCTGAAATGAAGATGAAGGCAGCAATCAGCCGTCTAAAGAATACCGTATCAACCTCGCTTCGTGGCGATGGAACTGGTTCAGGTGGACTTGAGTTCGACGGTATTAAGAAGGCTGTATCCACTTCGCCATCGTCCGGTACATACGGAACGATTGATCGTGGTACAAACCTTTGGGCGCGTAACCTTGCAGTAAACGTAACCCTTTCGGCTTCAAATGTTCAGGAGCAGATCACTGATGCTATCAGCCAGATCACTCGTGGCGATGAGCAGCCAGACCTTGGGCTTATGGATCGTACGGCTTGGAAGTACCTTCATAGTTCACTAACCGCTATTCAGCGTATTCAGCTTCCTGCAAAGAAGGCTGTAGCTGGATTTCGTGTTCTTAGCTATGACGGCTGCGACTTCGTATTTGACGGTGGATTTGGTTCGGCAGTTCTTGAAACCAATTCCTGCCGACTTCTCAATACTAAGTATTGGTCGTTTGACATGGTTCGTGGTGCAGATTTCAAGCCGCTCGCTCCTGAGATGGCTCGACCGGTTGACCAGGATGCTTTCTTTACGGTTATTATCGTTGAAGGAAACCTCTGCTGTTCTGCTCCTGCACTTCAGGCTGTAATTTACGCTTAATTAGTGGAGGGATAGAATATGTCATTTTCTGGATCGTTTGGAGTCAATTACAAGAAAACTTGGGATGGAACTACAATTCCTCTTCCGGCTAAGCTTACTACTCTTGGTAGCTTGCCAGAAGGAGAGTTTGTGTTCGTTCAAGCTGATGGCGCTATTGATCAATATGCTTTCGTTAAAATCGAAGCTGATGGTCAGGCTGCTATGCTTACAACCACAAATGCTGGGTCAAATGCACTTCTTGTTGGCGTAGCTCAAGTAGCTTTTGCTGACAATGAGTATGGCTGGGTATGGGTTGGCGGTGTAAACGGCGGTGGAGTTGGAGTAGGTATCAAGGGCAAACTAGCAGCAAGTTATGTTGCTAAGAATAACCTTAACACTACTGCAACTGCTGGCGTAGCTGATGATGCTTCAACAACTAAGATTGCTTATGTTGTTGGGTTGGCAGCTACAACTGGAGCCGCTGCTGTAGAGCTTGGTTCTGTTGGGCACCTCAAGGTGAACTAATTAAATGGGGGGTGTAAAAGCCCCCCGTTTTAAGGAGATTTTATGCCAAGTACAACAAATTTAATTGGTCTTGGAATGCCACCAGAGCAAGCAGTTGAAGTGTCTAACGGTACATTTACTACCGTTACTAGCACTAATGCTGTAGTTGCTACAGCTGGTGGTGTCCGTACCAAACAGGCAATTAATAACGTAACTGATGCTTTGCCAACGCAAGCTGAAATGGTAACTGCTTTTGGTGCCGCAGCAACTGTTGGTTCAGGGTTTGTCGGTGTTATTAAAGATAACGATGCTGACACTAACTTTTTCATTTGTGCAAGTAATGGCACCAGCTATTTTGCACTTAAAATGACTAAGGGAGCGTAATAAAAGGGGGGCTTAGTCCCCCCGCTTTTTTGGGAATCGTATGACATACCATTCAGGTAATACCACAACAACTACGCCAACAATGGCAACTGCTACTAGCGTTACTATCGCAGCAGCAAAACCGTTTCGTAACTTTCTTCTTATTCAAAACAACTCTGCTGCTAACATAGCTATTAGCTTTAACGGCGCTACCCTTACTGGAATAACGCCAACCTCAACAAATTTTTGTTATGTTTTGCCAAGCACAGCAGGTTCTAACGTAGTAAGGTTTGATTCAGGGTTTATACCAGCAGGAGCTATAACGGCGTATCAGACAAGTGGGTCTCCCATTAACACTGTTACCGTTATTGAAGGATAGTGCTATAAGTAGATAGGCAATTACGCCTATTTACGGAGATTAGATACATGGCACAAATAGACTGGCAGTCCATAATGTCGGGCAATTCCCAGCCTAAAAAGCGCTATTCTGGGGCAAACATTAAGTTTTTCTATGCCTATAACGAGAATAGAGAAAAAACACTAAAAGAGGGGCGTCCTATATTTGACGAAATTCCTTCTATCAGCATCCAATGGCCTGGGCAGGATGAGACGGTTAGGCGCATCGAACCACAGGACATGCACGACTACCCAGAGCTGTATGCTCGTTTTAAAGCTGGTTCTGAGCCTGTAACAGAAGGCACACCACTAGCTGAATGGGCGATGATGTCAGGGTCGGCAATGCGAGAATTGCAGTACCTTGGGTTTAAAACAGTTGAGCAATTAGCGGTTGCAACTGATGATGTAAAGCGCAAACTAGGACCATTGTCTAAGTTTGTTAAGCTAGCCAAAGATTGGTTAGAGGCAGCAAATAGCACACAAAACGACGTTGCCAAGATGAAGCAACAGCTTGAAAAAGCTGAAGCTAGAGCAGCAGCATTAGAGCACAAGCTAGAGCTATTTATGCAGCGTGTTGAAGCTAACGAAGGCACTGACCTTAGACCTCAACGTAAAGCATTTGCAGAAGAAGCTATGGATGACGGTTTTGAGGACGAAGAGTCTGATGAGCCAGCTAAGCGACGGGGACGCCCTAGAAAAGTATGAGCATAGCTACGGTTATACAAAATGTTGCTAATGAGGCTGGCTACACTGTTGAGTCAAATATTCTGACTTCTACAGAAACTACAACCAAGCAGCTTTTAGCCATTGCTAACCGTATTAATCGTGACATTTTTGAAGCCTACCCTTGGCCAAAGTGTTTTGCTTCTGGCTCTATTACTTTGGTCAATGGTCAGGCTACTTATCAATTACCTGCTGCTTTTTCGTATTATCATTACGAGACGTTCTGGAATAGCTCAACCCGCTGGAGAGTGTTGGGGCCAATGACGGAGCAGGAGTATGCAGAAATCAGGGGTTTTGGCCTTAATACTACGGTCTATCAACGCTTTCAAATCAGGGGTATTAGCAATAGCGAGCTGCTTATCTCTCCGACTCCTGGCACTTCTTATGCTGGCAATATCATTATTTTTGAGTATATTGCTGACCGCTCTGTCAGACCTAAAACGTGGACAACTGCAACCGTCTTTGCAGCCAACGCATACTGTTTCTATAACGGTAATTACTATCAAACTACGGCGGGTGGAACGACGGGTGCGACGCCTCCAACTCATACTAGC